AAATACCGGCTATACGGCAGATGCGGGCGCATCATTAATTACCTTCACACTTCCCACAACCTCAGCTATTGGTGATTTTGTAGAGATTAATGGAAAAGGTGCGGGTCTTTGGAAGATAGCGCAGGCTGCAGGCCAACAAATTAATATTAGCGGTGGTACTGCGACTACATTGGGTGTGGGAGGATCGCTTGCATCTGTATTACAATTTGATTGTGTTCGTTTGCGATGCCTTACTGCTAATACTATATGGTCCGTAGTTGGACAACAATCTACTGGATTAACAGTAGTTTAATTAATGATTAACAGGAGAATTTTGTGGCCACAATTAATGCCGTCGGAAACGGTCTTTCAGGCGCTACGGGCACTGGTAATTTTGTTGGCGCAAACTCGCCCACTATTACAACCCCTATCATTGCAACCATAAGAGATACGGCTGGGTTAAGCATGTTAACCACTAGTGCTACGGCATCGGCTGTTAATAATGTGCAATTGACCAATTCAGCAACATTAACCCCCGTTATTGTATCGGCTGTAGGAACGGATACTAATATCAACATAAACCTTCAGGGCAAGGGGACAGGTGGGGTAGGACTTAAAGGAATCACAGATGGCACTAATGCCGCGTCAGGATATGTGGGTGAGATAGTGGACTCAGGTTCTCAATCAGGAACTTATACCGTTTCTACCACTGTATACAATGTGGCTTCCATATCGTTAACGGCCGGTGACTGGGATGTTTATGGGTCTTGCTTGATGACTCCATCAACATTTAACGTCAATAACGTATCAGGCGGGATTAACTCTACATCTGCCACGATTCCTGCAAATGGATTAACGTCTCAGTTTTATGTAGCTATTGATGGCCCGACTATTACGGGCTTAGGAGCTATTAGCAATAAATGCTTTACTCGCATATCAATTTCGTCAACTACAACAGTTTATCTGTGTTCACAATCAACGTGGACGGGTGGTTCGGCTCCAACATTTGTTGGCCAGATTTATGCACGACGGGCACGTTAATTGGATTGTACAAATCCTATATCATTAGTTATATTTAGTAGTGATTTTTAATAATATGGAGATAATTGATGTCTGATGCAAATAAAGTATTTGATTTAGTCGAACAATTGCAAGAACAGCACAAAGCATTTATTAATCAGCGCGAACAAGTTACTACAAATCTACAGCAATTAAATGGTGCAATTTTTGCATGTGATGCACTGATTAAACAACATGAAGAAGCAATGAAATCTCAGGGAGAGACAGAACATGGCGACACTATCAACGAAAGCGCGGAACAAACTGCCCAAGAGTGATTTTGCAGGGCCAGATCGTAGCTATCCGGTTAATAATAAAAGTCACGCCAGAAACGCTAAAGCACGCGCATCTGAGATGGAAAATAAAGGTATACTATCGGCCTCATCAAAAGCTAAAATTGATGCGAAAGCAGATAGAGTATTGGATGGTGGCAAAAGAGGGGGTAAGAAATGAATATGATCTTAACGCTAATCAGTAGTCACCTGTTATCCGTTATTGAGGCGTCTCTTATCAGTAATGAGCCTGAAATTGTTGCAGCCATTGAAAAAGAACTTGAGTTATTAGTGACAAAAATAGAATCATATTTGTCAGTTAAATCACCCTCTGTTGCAGCAGTGGTTACGCCGATATTAACCGCGGCAAACAATGTAGCAGATACCGCAATTGTGGCCGCGGGAAACGCAGCCCTTGCTCAATCATCAGTCTCTTAACACTAAGGATAGTACCATGGCTCTCAAAGAAAAAAGAAAGATGGAAGAAAAAACCATTCGTAACATGGATAAAAAAGATAGCAAAAAGATGGAAAAGAAAAAAATACCTATGAAGAAAGACTGCCGTTAAATAAGGAGCTAAACATGGCTTATGATGAGACGCCTCGCAAACCCATTGAGGTTCGAGAGGGGCGGAAAGAAGGTTACTATGGTCACGATGACTGCATTAATAATGCAGGTGACTCCGGTAAATATGGGGTTCGTACAGATGTAAACGCAGAAGGTGTGGGCTATATGGGGATGGATGATATAGACCGCGAACGACGTAAAAACCTTAAACACAGAACCAGATAATTCATACGGAGATACAAAATGATTACAGCTATTAAAAGGGAATTTAACCTGTTTCCAAACATCGTAGGTATCGTTGCTACTGACAATTTAGCCGTCATTACTGCTGCTGGATATTTCAGTACTCAACAAGCAGCGGTAGAATTACTAAACAATGGCACATGGGAATGGGAAGATGAAGATATCGTCCTGTTTTATTATGCAACTGCACAAATTGGCTGGTTTACCTATAATGCAACCACAGATGCATTCGTAGCACTGGCCGACGTAGGACTGTCATCAACATTACCATCAGCTGATATTTTTGTCGGTAATGCATCAAACGTAGCGACTGCTAGCGCCATGTCTGGTGATGCCACCATAAGTAACACAGGCGTGTTAACGATTGGTGCTGGTGCTGTAACTGGCTCTAAGATTGCTAACAATGCTGTTGACTATGCAAATCTTGCATTAGATGTTGCAGCAACAGTAACAGTTGCATTAACGGCTGCACAAATCAAAGCACTTTATGATACACCAGTGCAATTGATCGCAGCTCCCGGCGCTGGCACGCTAATCATTGTAGAAAGCGTTCTATGGGATATTGCCTATTCAACAGCGCAGTATACTGCTGGTGGTGCGTTAGCAGCTCAGTATGGCAACACAGTCCATGGCGCTGGTCCTGCGGCATCGGGTTCATTAGCTGCTGCATCATTGAATGCTGTTGCTGCAAATGGCTTTTTGTCTATGAGTGGCATTTCTGGTTCTCTCAGCGTGACATCAGCGGCATCACTGAATACTGCGGTGTTCTTGTCGAATGCTACGGCTGATTTTGCGACCGGAGCTAGTACAGCCAATCTTTACGTTCGTTATCGTATAGTGACTCCAGCGTAATATAATTAGGCTCCTTCGGGAGCCTTTTTTACAAGGATTGTAAAATGGCAGGTTCTGATATGAAATCATCATGGATTAAGATTTCCATAATAGTGGTGGCTATAGCGGTAGGCTATGGATCATATTTGGTAACAAGACAACCTGACGGCGTTGTTGAGCAAGCTGCTGAATCTATTTTACGCACGCAAGGAATAAATATCGATTTATCTCCAGAATAACAAGGATTGTAAAATGACTGACGTAGATCAAGACACGCAACGTTGGATTAAAAAGAACGAGGGCTTAAAACTCGAATCCTATATGGACACCACCGGCCATTTAACAGTGGGATGGGGACGTAATCTAGTGAATGGTATTCGTCTCGATGAAGCAGAGTTAATGTTTCAAAATGACTTAAAGCGCACCGTCACGGAACTTGAGCACCAACCATGGTATATCAACCAACCGCAAAATGTTAAGAATGCGCTCATCAATATGAATTTCAATCTAGGCATCTCAAGGTTATTAGATTTCAGAGGTATGATTAACGCTTTGATAGCCAAGAATTACACACTGGCAGCTCAAGAAGCTCTAGAAAGCCTATGGGCCAAACAGGTAGGCGACAGAGCACGCCAAATAGCACTCATGATAAGGCAAGCACTTTGAGCCTTAAACTCGAACAAATCGACCACATCAACACGGTTAACTGGTTTCATTATAATTACCCAGAACTAGCCGATGACTTTCATCATTTTGCCAACGAGAGACAATGTAGCTGGCAAGAAGGAAAGACATTAAAACGAATGGGTGTTAAGCGAGGTGTATCCGATTTCTTCCTAGCCCTACCTTGTGGCGAATTCCATGGTCTTTGGATAGAACTCAAAGTCGGGAAAGGAAAGTTGCTTCCAGATCAAATAAATTTCATTAATAGAAAAATTCAGCGCGGATATATGGCCGTGGCAGTTTGGGGATTTGAAGCAGCAAAAGAAGTAATTAAAACCTATTTGGATCATGAAGTAGCACCTTGACTTATTAATAAACTAAAAAACTGTATAAATGCAAACCAAATTGTTTGGTCTAATTTTATGCTGGTTTATACTAAGTATGTATTATCATTTTATGTATATTAATCATCAACTTATGTTATTTAGTGTTCACTAGGTCTGGTTATTAGTATAACCACGCTTAGTGTGTATATTATTAACTCACACTATAAATCAACTATACTTCCATGATAATCTGTAATTGAATTCCCAAATTAAGGATTTCATCATGAAAAAGAAAACTCACGAAACATATACAACCACAATGAATGTTAATGCCAGTGCATGGCCTTATAG